CAAAAATATAGGAAAATAGTCCTTGACGGCGTCACGGTCGTCTGGTAGGGTTATGGCATGGTCGGAAAGGTGCGGGCGGAGGGATCGCCGGGCTTTCCGGAGGCTGGAAGGGGTTGGCGGTCTCCGCTCGCGGCCGGCTTCGACAGAGGTTTTGACAGGCGCTCGGCCCATTGGGTCCGAGCGCTTTTTCGTTTGGGGCTTTGCGATGGACGAGGACCTGGCGCTGTTCGGCGTGGAGCCGGTGGCGGGATATGACGGATTTGAGGCGTGCGGGGCGGGCCTTGCGGGCGGGGCGGCGGTGCTGCTGGACACGAAGGCCGCCGGCCCATGCGATCCCTTCCTCGACATGCAGGCCATGCTGCTGGAGATGACCAAGGAGCTGCGCGAGCGCTTCCAGCGCTTCCAGAGCCAGAAGGCGCGGGCCGAGGAGGATGCGGACGCGGCCGGGGACGAGGCCGCTCGCAAGCTGGCGCAGACGGACGCCAAGGCGGCCATCGAGGCCGTCTCGCTGATCGTGCGCACACTGGAGAAGATCGACAGCCTGCAGCGCACGCTGATCGCCGAGCGGATCGAGGCGGAAGCCGTTGCCGGCATGCCGGAAGACGAGGCGGCGCTGGCCGGGGAATTCGACCGGCTGGTCGAAATGCGGGTGAAGGAGCGGCTGCATGCGGCAAAGGAAGACTGGCTGCGGGAAAACGGGCCTTGCGGCGATGCTGCCGCCGGAGCGCGCGCCGGACCGTAAGCGGCGGCGGGGCTCGCAGGCGGTTCGCAAGGCATTCGACGGGCAGATGGACAAGATGGCGGCGGGCTTGAGCAAAATCGAGGGCCGGCGGGCCGATTTGCTGGAACGGATGGATGCGCTGGAGGCCGGGCTTTCGCGGCGTGGCGGGGAGGCAGATGCATTGCCGCAGACGCCCCTGATCTCCCCCCTTGAGGGGGAGATGTCGGCGAAGCCGGCAGAGGGGGGTGACGACGGTGCGGCTGGCGCGGTTCTTCCGGGAGAAATGGAGGGTGGTACACCCCCCTCTGCCCTGCCGGGCATCTCCCCCACAAGGGGGGAGATCGGCGGGGGGCGAGGGTTTCCTGCCAATGCTCCTTGTGGTTCCGTTGCGGCGGCTCGGCCTCGCGATGCGCGGCAGCTGCGGCGGTGGCATTTCACTCGTCGGCTTGCGCAGATGCCGCCGCCCGGCGACTGGCGGGTCTGGCTTTTGATGGGCGGGCGCGGGTCGGGCAAGACGCGGGCGGGGGCGGAATGGGTGCAGGCGCTGGCGCTTTCCAGGCCGGAGCTGCGCATCGCGCTCGTCGCCGAAACGCTAGGTGACGCGCGCGAGGTGATGATCGACGGCGTTTCCGGCATCTGCCGCATCGCCGGGCGGGCGCGGCCAGACTTCGAGGCCTCGCGCCGCCGGCTCGTCTGGCCGAACGGTTCCATCGGGCAGATCTTTTCCTCGGAGGACCCGGAAAGCCTGCGCGGGCCGCAGTTCCACTTCGCCTGGTGCGACGAACTCGGGAAATGGAAACACGCGCAGGAGACCTGGGACATGCTGCAATTCGGGCTGCGCCTCGGCGACGATCCGCGCGTGCTGGTGACCACGACGCCGCGGCCGGTGCCGCTTCTGCGGGCGCTTGCCGGCGACGGGCGGACGGCGGTGCGGCGCATCGCGACCGCCGACAATGCGAAAAACCTCTCGCCCGGCTTCATCGCCGCCATGGCGGAGCGCTACGGCGGCACGCGGCTGGGGCGACAGGAGCTCGACGGCGAGCTGATCGCCGACCGCGAGGATGCGCTTTGGAGCCGGGCGCGGCTGGAGGCGATCCGGCTGAAGGCGCCGGGGCCGCTCTCGCGCATCGTCGTGGCGGTCGATCCGCCGGCGACGGCCTCCGCGGCTTCCGTCTGCGGCATCGTCGTCGCGGGGCTGGACGGCGCGGGCCGTGCCGTGGTGCTGGCCGATTGCTCGGTGACGGGGGCGAGCCCGGCCGGCTGGGCGGGCGCGGTGGTGCGGGCCTTCCGGCGCTTCGATGCCGACCGCGTGGTGGCCGAGGTGAACCAGGGCGGCGACATGGTGACGGCGATGCTGAAAAGCGTGGACGCGGCTCTGCCGGTTTCCACCGTGCGGGCGACACGGGGCAAGTTTCTCCGCGCCGAGCCGGTGGCGGCGCTCTACGAGCAGGGGCGCGTGGCCCATGCCGGCGCCTTCGCGGAGCTGGAGGACCAGATGTGCGATTTCGGCCCGGACGGGCTTTCCGCCGGCCGCTCGCCGGATAGGCTCGACGCGCTCGTCTGGGCGCTGACGGCGCTGGTGCTCGACCGGATGGGCGAGCCGCGGGTGCGGGGGATTTGAGGATGGGCATCGACCGCAGGGCGTTTTTCGACGGCGTGCGCGGGGCGCTCTACGGCGGGCGGCTTTCGCGCGGGCAGGTTGCGGGCATGACGGCGCTCCTCGACCGCTTCGAGCGGGGCGGGGAGACGAAAGACCGGCGCTTCCTCGCCTATATGCTGGCGACGGCCCATCACGAGACGGGCGGGCGGATGCGGCCGGTGCGCGAGACCTTTGCTGCGACAGACGCCATCGCCATCGCGCGGCTCGACGCGGCCTTCGCGGCCGGGCGCCTGCCGCAGGTCTCCGCGCTCTACTGGCGGCGCGACGAGACGGGGCGGAGCTGGCTCGGGCGCGGGCTGGTGCAGATCACCCACCGGCGGAACTATGAAAAGCTGGCGGCGCTGACCGGGCTCGACCTCCTCGCGCGGCCGGAGCTGGCGATGGAGATGGGGGCGGCGGTGGAGATCCTGTTCGTCGGGATGCTGGCGGGGGCTTTTACCGGGCGGCGGCTCGGGGATCATTTTTTCGCCGGCGAGGCCGATTGGGTCGGCGCGCGGCGGATCGTCAACGGGCTGGACCGGGCGGAACTGGTCGCGGGGTACGGGCGGGCGTTCTTCGCGGCGCTCGGTGGGTAGGGCCGCCCCTCCAGCCTCTTTCGAAAGCCCCCTCCCCAACCCCTCCCCACAAGGGGGAGGGACTTAACGTGCCGCACCCTTGGCCTTCTATTTCGGGCGATGAGCAAGCCTCCTGCTTTCTCCCCCCTTGTGGGGGAGATGCCGGCAGGCAGAGGGGGGACTTGCATCTGCCGCCGGCAATCGCGAACCGACACAATCGAGGAACATCATGAAGCTACCTTCCTTCCTCACGCGCCGCCGCGGGGCGGCGGAGACCAAGGCGTCGGGCTTCTTCACGCTGACGGGCGAGGGGCGGGCGCACTGGTCGAGCCGGTCCTATGCCTCGCTGTCGCGCGAGGGGTTCATGAAGAACCCGGTGGCGCACCGGGCGGTGCGGATGATCGCGGAGGCGGCGGCCTCGGTGCCCTGGCTTGCCTACGAGGGCGAGACGGAGCGGCCGGAGGACCCGCGCCTTACGCTGCTTTCCCGGCCGAACGGGCGCATGGCGGGCACGGATTTCTTCGAGACGCTCTACGGGCACCTGCTCCTTTCCGGCAACGCCTTCGTCGAGGGCGTGCGGCTCGGCGGGGACTTGCGCGAGCTGCACCTGCTGCGGCCCGACCGGGTGCAGGTCGTCGAGGGGCGGGACGGGTGGCCGGTCGCCTACGAATACCGTACGGGCACGAATGTGCGCCGGCATGCGGCGGGCGAGGGCGAGGCGATCCTGCACCTGAGGCTGTTCCATCCGCTCGACGACCGGATGGGCTTCGCGCCGCTGGAGGCGGCTTCCATGGCGCTCGACCTCTCCAATGCGGCGGCGGTCTGGAACAAGGCGCTGCTCGACAATTCGGCCCGGCCCTCCGGCGCGCTGGTCTACCAGCCGAAGGAGGGCGGCAACCTTTCGCCCGACCAGTACGACCGGCTGAAGGGCGAGCTGGAGGAGGGGTATTCCGGTGCTGCGCGCGCCGGAAGGCCGATGCTGCTGGAAGGCGGGCTCGACTGGAAGGCGATGGGGCTTTCGCCCCGCGAGATGGATTTCGTCGAGGCGAAGAACGGGGCGGCGCGCGACATCGCGCTCGCCTTCGGCGTGCCGCCCATGCTGATCGGCATTCCCGGCGATGCGACCTATGCCAACTACCAGGAGGCCAACCGGGCGTTCTGGCGGCTCACCGTGCTGCCGCTGGTGCAGCGCACGGCGGCGTCCTTCGCGGCATGGCTGGGGGAGGAGGGCGAGGGGCTGCGGCTGGTGCCGGACCTCGACCAGGTGAGCGGGCTTGTCGTCGAGCGCTCCGAGCTCTGGGCGCGCGTGGCGGCGGCGGGGTTTTTGACGGACGAGGAGAAGCGGCGGGCGGTGGGGTATTGAAGGGGGGCGGGTGGCGCTTTCACCCCCCTCTGCCCTGCCGGGCATCTCCCCCACAAGGGGGGAGATCGGCAAGTGGCTTGCTCCCAATTCCTCTTTTGACGGGAAGGAAACCAGCGCTCCATCCAATCTCTCCCCTTGTGGGGGAGATGCCCGGCAGGGCAGAGGGGGTATCGTTGGGGCGCTGCCCCTCATCCCGCTGCCGCGACCTTCTCCCCGCAAGCGGGGCGAAGGGGAATGCCGGGCGGGTTTCCTCAGGCAATGAGCGTTAGTGGGGCAGGTCCCCTCTCCCCGCTTGCGGGGAGAGGGTTAGGGTGAGGGGCCATCGCTACCGGTGATTTGTTAGGGAAATCAGGCGATTGGCTTTGTTGCCTGAATCGCTTTGGCGGTTTGCGGATTCTTCGTGTGAAGCCGTTGAATCGGAATTCGAGGAAACTTTCGCAAGGGATTCGGAAGACTCGGCAATTTCCGCTGCCCGACTCCGCGTGAGGGGGCAGGCTTGCGGCCCGTGCGGCCGCTTCTTACTGTTTTCCATCATAATCCGAAAGGCTTAACAATGGCTGACTTCGGCAATGACGGCGGGCTGTGGACGGCCCGGTTCATCGGCGCGTCCGCGGGGGCGGCGGTCTCGCTCATCTATCTCCTGCCCAAGACGCGCCGCGAGGCGGGGTGCCGGTTCTTCACGGGGCTGGCCTGCGGGCTCGTCTTCGGCGGGCCGGTGGGGCTGTGGATCGGCGTCCGGCTCGGCATCGCCGCCTATCTCGGGCCTTCGGAAATGCTGCTGGCGGGATCGGCGGCGGCCAGCCTTTCGGCCTGGTGGGGGCTCGGCGTGCTGGCGCGGCTTGCCGAGCGGCTGCGGGAATAGCGGCGGCTTTCGCCCGCTTTCAATCACATCATCGGAGAGACCAATGACAACCGACGACCTGCCGGTCTGGCGGACGAAGAAATATGCCGACCTGACGCTTGCCGGCGTTTCCGGCGACGGGGTGTTTTCCGGCTATGCGAGCCTCTTCGGCGAGGTGGACCTCGGCAAGGACGCGATCGCGCCCGGCGCCTTCGTGCGCTCCTTGGAAAAGCGCGGGCCCTCCGGCGTGCGCATGCTCTTCCAGCACGACCCGGCCGAGCCCATCGGCCGCTGGCGGACGATCCGCGAGGATGCGCGCGGCCTCTATGTCGAGGGCGTGCTGTCGCCGGGCGTGGCGCGGGCGCGCGAGGTGCTGAGCCTCATGAAATCCGGCGCGCTCGACGGGCTTTCCATCGGCTTCCAGACGGTGCGCTCGAAGACCGAGCGGGGCAGCGGCGTGCGCCGGATCCTGGAGGCGGACCTCTGGGAGATCTCGATCGTCACCTTTCCCATGCTGCCTTCGGCGCGGGTGTCGAACGTGAAGAATGCGCGGTGGTTCCGCGACAGGGAAACGGAGCTCGTGCGCACCATGCGCCGGGCGGCCCGGATGATGAAACGCTAACGGAGAGAACGCATGAGCGATATGCAGAAGACCGCGCCGGAAACCAAGGCCGTGCCGGAAACCATGACCGCCGCCTTCGACGACTTCATGGAGGCCTTCGAGGCCTTCAAGGAGACGAACGACCGGCGGCTCGGCGAGATCGAGCAGAAGCTGACGGCCGACGTGGTGACGCGTGAGAAGGTGGACCGCATCAACCGCGCCATGGACGAGCACAAGCGCGCGCTCGACCAGCTCGCGCTGAAGAAGGCGCGCCCGGCTCTCGGCGGGAGCGGCGAAGGCAGCTTCGAGGCGGCCGAGCACAAGGCGGCCTTTTCCGCCTACATGCGCCGGGGCGACGACGGCGCGCTGAGGGCGCTGGAGGGCAAGGCCATGTCGGTCGGCTCGGCGGCGGACGGCGGCTACCTCGTGCCGCCCGAGACGGACACGGATATCGGCCGGAGGCTTTCCGCCGCCTCGCCGATCCGTGCGCTCGCCACCGTGCGGCAGGTTTCCGGTGCGGTGCTGAAGAAGCCGTTCGCGACCTCCGGCATGGCGGCCGGCTGGGTGGCGGAGACCGCGTCCCGCCCGCAGACGGGCAATGCCCAGCTCGCCGAACTCTCCTTCCCGACCATGGAGCTCTACGCCATGCCGGCGGCGACCCCGGCGCTGCTCGACGACGCGGCGGTGGACGTGGAGAGCTGGATCGCCTCCGAGGTCGACATGGTCTTCGCCGAGCAGGAGGGCACCGCCTTCGTCTCCGGCGACGGCACCAACAAGCCGACGGGCTTCCTCAGCTACACGGCCGTCGCCGATGCGGGCTGGAGCTGGGGCAAGCTCGGCTATGTCGCCACCGGCGCGGCGGGCGGCTTCAAGGCGTCCAATCCCTCCGACGCGCTGATCGACACGATCTATGCGCTGAAGGCCGGGCACCGGCAGAACGCCACCTTCGTCATGAACCGCAAGACGCAAGGGGCGATCCGCAAGTTCAAGGACGCCGACGGCAACTATCTCTGGCGCCCGCCGGCCGGCGCCGGGCAGGCCGCCTCGCTGATGGGCTTTGCCATCGCCGAGGCCGAGGACATGCCGGACATCGCCGCCGACAGCCTCTCCATCGCCTTCGGCGACTTCCGCGCCGGCTACCTCGTCGTCGACCGCACGGGCGTGCGCGTGCTGCGCGATCCCTATTCCGCCAAGCCCTACGTGCTGTTCTACACCACCAAGCGCGTCGGCGGCGGGGTGCAGAATTTCGAGGCGATCAAGCTGGTGAAGTTCGCCGTGAGCTGATGCCGATTTTCTCCCTCTCCCCGCTTGCGGGGAGAGGGCCGGGGTGAGGGGCTATCCTGCGGCGTCGGCCGTGCCGGTTGCCCCTCATCCGCCTGCCGGCACCTTCTCCCTGCAAGCGGGGCGAAGGGACTGCGCGGCTCTGTTTTCCTCTTGCGAAATTTTCTCGCACCGGCGGCTCCCTGCCGCCGGTGCCGCGGGCGCGGTTTGCCTCCCGGCCGCGCCCGCATCCTCCTGTCGCGAAAGGCCGATCATGACCATTGCCGAATTGTTGCCGCCGATGGCGGAGCCGATCACGCTTGCCGAGGCGAAGGCGCATCTGCGCCTCGATACGGGCGAGGAGGATGCGCTGGTCTTAGCGCTCATCCGCGCCGCGCGGGACTATCTGGAGACGGTGACGGGGCTTTGCCTCATGACGCGGCCCATGCGCCTTTATCTCGACGACTGGCCGGAGGACCGGGTGATCCGGATTGCCAGGGGGCCGGTGCGAACCATCGAGGCGGTGACGGTCTACGATGCCGACGGCGCGCCGGTCGAGGTGGATGCGGGCGGCCATGTACTGGACGGGACGGCGCGGCCGGCGCGGCTGGTGCTTGCGGAAAAGCCCCTGACGGCGCGGGCGGTGAACGGCATCGAAATCGATTTCACCGCCGGCTTCGGCGAGACGGAGGCCGAGGTGCCGGACACGCTGAAGCGGGCGCTGCTGCTGCATGTCGCCGCCATGTTCGAGATGCGCGGCGCGGTCTCGCCCGGCGACCAGCCGGGAACGGTGCCCGCCGGCTACGACCGGCTGATCGCGCCCTACCGGATGCGGAGGCTGTGATGCGGGCGATCGATCCCGGCGCGCTTTCCGCGCGGCTGGTGCTGGAGCGGCCGGTGGAGACGCCGGACGGGCAGGGCGGCGTGGAGCGGGGCTTTGCCGCGCTCGCGACGGCCTGGGGACGCATCGAGCCGGTTTCCGCGCGTGCCGTGGAGGTGGCGGGAACGCTGCCGGTGACGGTGACGCACCGCATCTGGCTGCGCCATCGCGGCGATCTTGCGGGCGGTATGCGCCTGCGCAAGGGGACGCGGATCTTCGCGCTCCTTGCCTTTCGCGATCCCGACGAGACGGGGCGCTACCTTGTCTGCGACTGCGAGGAGGAAAAGCCATGAGCGCGGCATCGGCCCTGCAGAAGGCGATCTTCGCCCGGCTTTCGGGCGATGCGGCGCTGGCGGCCCTCGTCGGCGCGAACGGCATCACGGACCGGCGGATCGACGCGCCGGCGGCCCCGCTGGTGGTGATCGCCGGCATCGACAGCACCGACCATTCCACCGCCAGCGAGGCGGGCGAGGCGCATCAGGTGACGCTGGAGGTCTGGTCAGGGGCGGGCGGGCACCGCGAGGCGCAGGCGATCGCCGCGCTGGTGCGCGGCGCATTGCACGATGCGCCGCTCACCCTCGACGGGCACCGTCTCGTGCTGCTCTTCCACCGCGACACGCGCGTGCGGCGCGCGGAAAAATCCCGCTTCCACCGGGCGGAGCTGCGGTTTCGCGCGGTGACGGAACCGGAAAGCTGACCTTCGATTTCACGGAAAGGACCCTGGCAATGACGGCACAGAAGGGGCGGGACCTCCTGCTCAAGATCGACAACGGCGCGGGCTTCGTCACGGCGGCGGGGCTGCGCTCGAAGCGCCTCGCCTTCAATGCGCAGCTCGTCGACGTGACGGACGCGGAATCGGCCGGGCGCTGGCGCGAATTGCTGGGCGGGGCGGGCGTGCAGCGCGCCAGCGTCTCCGGCAGCGGCATCTTCAAGGACCAGGCGTCCGATGTGCTGGTGCGCTCGCTGTTCTTTGCCGGCACCATCGCCGGCTGGCAGGTGGTCATCCCGGATTTCGGCACCGTCGCCGGGCCGTTCCAGATCGCCGCGCTCGAATATTCCGGCGCGCATGACGGCGAGGTGACCTTCGAGATCGCGCTGGAATCGGCCGGCGCGCTGACCTTCGGAGCGCTGTGATGGGTACGCGGGCGAACCGCCATCGCGGCGAGATCGAGGCCTGTCTCGACGGCGAGACGAGGGTGCTGTGCCTGACGCTCGGCGCGCTCGCCGAGCTGGAGACGGCGTTTGCGGTCGACAGCCTGACGGGGCTGGCGGAGCGCTTCTCCTCCGGAAGGCTGAGGGCGGACGACCTCATCCGTATCATCGGCGCGGGACTGCGCGGGGCGGGCAACCTCTTCTCCGACGAGGAGGTGGCGGGCATGGCGGTGGCGGACGGGATCGCGGGCTTCGCGCGCATCGCCGCCGAGCTTCTGCACGCGACCTTCGGGCCTGGCGGGGAGGCGGCCGCGCCGCACCCTTGAGTGCCGCATCCGGCGCGCCCGGCGAGACGCCGGCCTTCCCCTGGGAGGCGGCGCTTCATGCCGGGCTCTGCCGCATGCGGCTTCAGCCAAAGGATTTCTGGGCGATGACGCCGCGCGAGCTGGGCTTTGCGCTCGGGCTGCTGCGGCCTTCGGCGGTGGTGCCCGGACGGGCGGCGCTTGCCGCGCTGATGCAGGCCTTTCCCGACGGGACGGAGTGAACCATGGCGAATTTCGACGACGAGACTTCCCCCGGCGCCCTTGCCGGCGCGCGGGAGGAGGCGGAGGCGCTTTCGGACGTCTTCGACGACCTGGAGGCGCGCTCGCGCTCCTTCGGCCATGCGCTGACCGGTGCGCTGAAGGGCGCGGTGGTGGACGGCAAGGGGCTGGAAAGCGTGCTGCGCGGGCTTGCGCTGCGCATGAGCGACATCGCGCTTTCCGCCGGCCTCAAGCCGCTGGAGGGGCTGCTTTCCTCCGGCATCTCCAGCGTTCTTGGCGGCGTGACGCCGTTTGCCAAGGGCGGGGTGGTCTCCGCGCCGACCTATTTCGGCAGCGCCGGCGGGCTCGGCCTGATGGGCGAGGCGGGCTCCGAGGCGATCCTGCCGCTGAAGCGCGGGCCGGACGGGGCGCTGGGCGTCGCGGCGGGCGGCGGCGGCGGCGGGGCGCAGATCGTCTTCAACGTGACGGCGCAGGACGCGGCGAGCTTCCGCAAGTCGGAAGGCCAGATCGCCGCCATGCTGACCCGTGCGGTGGGGCGGGGGCAGCGGAGTTTGTAAGCAGAAGGGGTGGTGATTGCCCCTCATCCCGCTGCCGCGACCTTCTCCCCGCAAGCGGGGCGAAGGGGCAGGTGGCGCGGGTTTCCTCCATCGTCGGTGCTTGTCGTTCGGGAAGGTCTTGCCTTCTCCTCCTTCTCCCTGCTTGCGGGGAGAAGGTCGCGGCAGCGGGATGAGGGGCCGGGGCCTCGCATTTTACGGAGACGTCGAATGACAGGATTTCATGAGGTGCGGTTTCCGTTGCGCGTCGCGCTCGGCACCAGCGGGGGGCCGGTGCGGCGGACAGATATCGTCAGCCTTTCCAACGGGCGGGAGAACCGCAACCGCCGCTGGCAGGATGCGCGGCGGCGCTACGATGCGGGATCGGGCGTGCGCTCGATCGACGATCTCTATGCCGTGCTCGCCTTCTTCGAGGCGCGGGCGGGGCAGTTCTACGGGTTCCGCTTCCGCGATCCGGTGGACCATAAATCGTGTACGCCCGGCGCGGCGGTGTCCGCGACGGACCAGTTCCTCGGCAACGGCGACGGCGCGACGGCGGCCTTCCGGCTCGTCAAGCGCTATGCGGATGCGGGCGGGGAGACGGTGCGGCTCATCGAAAAGCCGGTGGCGGGCACGGTCGTCGTCTCGGTGGCGGGAAGCCTCGTGCCGGCGGCGGACTATGCCGTCGATGCCGTGACGGGGACGGTCACCTTCGCGGCGGGCAAGATACCCGCTTCCGGCGCGGTGCGGGCCGGCTTCGAATTCGACGTGCCGGTGCGCTTCGACGCGGACCGCATCGATATCGACCTCGCCCAGTTCGATGCCGGGCGCATCCCGTCGATTCCGCTGGTGGAGGTGCGGCCATGAGGACGATCCCTGAGGGGCTTCAGGCCCATCTCGACGGCGAGGCGACGACGCTCTGCCATTGCTGGAAGGTGACGCGGCGCGACGGCGTGGCGATGGGGTTCACTGACCATGACCGCGACCTTGCCTTCGACGGCCTTGCCTTCCTTGCGGCGAGCGGCTTTTCCGCAAGCGAGAGCGCGGACGGCAACGGGCTTTCGGCCGAGGGCGGCGATATTTCCGGCGGCTTCTCCGCCGAGGCGATCCGCGCCGAGGACCTTTCGGCCGGGCGCTACGACGGGGCGAAGGTCGAGGTCTATACGGTCAACTGGCAGGATACGGCCGAACGCCTCCTGCTGCGCACCGCCGAACTCGGTGAGGTGCGGCGCGAGGGCGGGCAGTTCCGCGCAGAACTCCGGCGGCTGACGCACCGGCTCGACCAGGTGCGCGGGCGCGTCTATGCGCACCAGTGCGACGCGGTGCTGGGGGACGGGCGCTGCGGCGTCGCCCTTGCCGCCTTCCGCGCCACGGCGACGGTGACGGCGGTGGCCGACGACATGCACCTGACGGTGAGCGGGCTTTCCGGCTTTGAGGAACGCTTCTTCCGCTACGGGGTAATTGCCTTTTCGAGCGGTGCGGCGGCGGGGCTTTCCGCCGATATCGAGGACCACCGCAAGGCGGGCGGGGCGGACGAGCTGGCGCTGTGGCTGCCGATGACCGCGGGGATCGCCGTGGGCGACACGCTGGTGGTGACGGCGGGCTGCGACAAGCGGTTTGCCACCTGCAAGGCGAAATTCGGCAACGCGCTGAATTTCCAGGGGTTTCCACACATGCCGGGCAGCGACTTCAGCTACGGCTATGCCGATGGGGAGACCGTGCATGACGGGAGGCCGCTTTATGCGTGAAACCGCGACCGGCGAGCGCGTCCTTGCCATCGCGCGCAGCTTCATCGGCACGCCCTACCGGCATCAGGCCTCGCTGAAAGGTGTCGGGTGCGATTGCCTCGGGCTGGTGCGCGGGGTGTGGCGGGAGCTTTACGGCGTGGAGCCGGAGGTGCCGGCGCCCTATGCGGCGGACTGGGCGGAGCGGGCCGGCGAGGAACGGCTGCTCGAGGCCGCCCTGTGCCATTGCGGGCCGGCGCTGCCGGCCGCTGAAATGCGGCCGGGCGATCTTCTGATCTTCCGCTGGCGGGAAGGCGTTTCGGCCAAGCATGCGGGCATCTCCGCGCCGGACGACCGCTTCATCCATGCCTACGAGCAGGCGGCGGTGATCGAATCGCCGCTCGTACCCTGCTGGCGCCGGCGCATTGCCGGCGTCTTCCGTTTTCCGGAGCTTTGCTGATCCATGGCGACACTTCTCTTCCAGGCCGCGGGCGCCGCGCTCGGCGGCGTGTTCGGCCCTGTCGGCGCGATCGTCGGCCGGGCTGTCGGGGCGCTCGCCGGCTCCATCGTCGACCGCTCGCTGATCGGCGGAACCAGGACGATTTCCGGCGCGCGGCTGACCGACGGGCGCGTGCCCGGCGCCGAGGAGGGCACGGCGATAAGCCGCGTCTACGGCACGGCGCGCGTCGGCGGCACGCTGATCTGGGCGACACGCTTCGAGGAGGAGGTGACCGTCGAGCGGCAGGGCGGCAAGGGGCGGGGGCCGCGCGTGGAGACCTACCGCTACTACGCCAATGTCGCGGTCGGCCTCTGCGAGGGCCCCATCGCGGCGGTCCGGCGGGTGTGGGCGGACGGGCGCGAGATGGACCTGACGGCGGTGGAGATGCGCATCTACGGCGGCACGCGCACGCAGGCGCCCGATCCGCTGATCGAGGCCAGGCAGGGGGCAGGCAACGCGCCGGCCTACCGCGGGCTTGCCTATGTCGTCTTCGAGCACCTGCCGCTCGACGGCTACGGCAACCGCATCCCCGTGCTCCAGTTCGAGGTGGTGCGGCCGGTCGGCACGCTGGAAAGCGCCGTGCGCGCCGTCACCGTCATTCCGGGCTCCAGCGAGCACGGCTACGACCCGGGGCTGGTGACGGAACAGCTCGGGCCCGGCGCGGCGCGCAACGCCAACCGCAACACGCTGGCGGCGGCGACCGACTGGCAGGCCTCGATCGACGAATTGCAGGCGCTCTGCCCCAATCTCGAACGCGTCGGGCTCGTCGTCGGCTGGTTCGGCACGGACCTTCGGGCCGGCAGCTGCCGGGTCGTGCCGGGCGTGGAGACCGTGGCGCGGGGTGCCGAGAGCCGGCCGTGGCAGGTATGCGGCCTCTCGCGCGGCAGCGCCTATGTGGTGAGCAGCAGCGGCGGCAAGCCGGCCTATGGCGGCACGCCCTCCGACGACAGCGTGATCGCGGCGATCCGGAACCTCAAGGCCCGCGGCATCGCGGTCTATCTCTATCCCTTCCTGCTGATGGACGTGCCGGCAGGCAACGGGCTGCCCGACCCCTATGGCGGGGCGGAGCAGGCGCCCTATCCCTGGCGCGGGCGCATCACCTGCCATCCGCCCTCCGCCGACCGGACGGGCGCGGCGCGCATGCAGGTCCAGACGTTCCTCGGCAGCGCGCAGGCAGGCCACTTCACCGTTTCCGGCGAGACCGTCACGGGGCCTTCGGGCGACGAGGGCTTCCGCCGGCTCATCCTGCACTACGCGCTGCTTGCCGAGGCGGCGGGCGGGGTGGACGGCTTCCTCATCGGCTCGGAATTGCGCGGGCTGACATGGCAGCGCGACGGGGCGGGGGCCTTTCCCTTCGTGGAAGGGCTCGTCACGCTCGCCGCCGACGTGCGGGCGATCCTGCGCCCCGGCACGAAGATCACCTATGCGGCGGACTGGAGCGAATATTTCGGCTTCCAGCCGGCCGACGGCAGCGGCGAGGTGCGCTACCACCTCGACCCGCTCTGGGCCTCGCCCGCCATCGACGCCGTCGGCATCGACAACTACATGCCGCTTGCCGACTGGCAGGACGGCGACACGCTCGCCGGCAATCCGGACGGCTTCCGCCACCCGGAGGACGCGGCGGCGATGCGCCGGCTGATCGCAGGTGGCGAGGGCTTCGACTGGTACTATGCGAGCGCGGCCGACCGGCAGGCGCGCATCCGCACGCCGATCACCGACGGGGCGGCGGGAAAGCCCTGGGTGTTCCGCTACAAGGATATCGGGAGCTGGTGGGCGAACGCGCATCACGAGCGCGCGCCGGGCGGGGCCGAGCTTTCCGCGCCGACCGCCTGGGTGCCGCGCTCCAAGCCGGTCTGGTTCACCGAGCTCGGCTGCCCGGCGGTCGACAAGGGCGCGAACCAGCCGAACGTCTTCGTCGACCCGAAGAGCGCGGAGAACGCGCTGCCCTACCATTCCGGCGGGGCGCGGTGCGACGGCATGCAGCGGCGCTTCCTCGACGCACACCACGGCTGGTGGCAGGGCAGCGGGCCGGAGCCGGGCATGGTCGATCCCGGCCATGTCTTCCTGTGGACCTGGGATGCGCGGCCCTATCCGGCCTTTCCGGAAAACACCGCGCTGTGGGCGGACGGCAGCAACTGGCAGCGCGGGCACTGGCTGACCGGCCGACTCGGCGCGGGCACGGCGGGTGACGTCATCGCCGCCATCCTGACCGACCACGGCTTTGCCGATTTCGACGTGTCGGGCGTTGCGGGCGACCTTTCGGGCTTCGTGCAGGCCGAGCAGGCCTCGGCACGCGGGCTGATCGAGCCGATCATGGAGGCCTTCCAGATCGATGCGCTGGAGGAAGGCGGCAGGCTCCGCTTCCGCTCGCGGCTGAAATCCGCCCTGCCGCCGGCGGTGCTCGACGTCTTCGCCGAGCGGCCGGACGAAGCGCTCTTCGAGGAAAGCCGCGCGCATATCAGCGACCTTGCGGGCGAGGCGATCCTCGACCATTTCGACGATACGGACGCCTATGCGCATGTGACCGCCCGCTCGCGCCGCATGGCCGGCGGCACGGACCGGGTGCTGCGGCTTTCGCTGCCGGCGGTGCTGCATGCGGGCGCGGCGGCGGCGAGCGTCGAGACGGCGCTGCGCGACAACCGCTCCGGCCAGCGGCGGCTGACCTTCCGCCTGCCGCCGACGGCGCTCCACCTTACGCCAGGCGACGTGGTGCGGCTGAAGGACGGGCCGGCGGGGCGCTTCCTCATCACGGATATCACGGACGGCCTGATGCGCGAGGCCGAGGCGCGGGCGATCGCGGCGGGCGACAGCGGCGCGCCGGTTTCGGGCGAGGGCGGGAAGGCGCCGGTCAACGGGGCGGGGCCCGCCGATGCCTTCGCGCCGGAGGTCGTCTTCCTCGATTTGCCGGTGCTGGGCTCGGGGAGCCCGCAGGATTTCGCGCGCGTCGCGGCCTATGCGCGGCCCTGGCGCGCCATGGCCGTCTCCAGCTCGGACAGCAGCGAAGGATATCGCCTGCGCGCCCGGCTCGACCGGCCGGCGCGCATCGGCACGCTTGCCGAGCCGCTGGAGCCGGGCATTGTCGGGCGCTTCGACGTGAACCGGCCGCTGGTGCTCGACCTTCCGGCCGGCGGGCTCTCCTCGGTCGACACGCTGACGGTGCTGAACGGGGCGAACCGCATCGCGGTCCTCGCCGGAAACGGCGCCTGCGAGATCGTCGGCTTCCGCGAGGCAAGCGAGATCGCGCCGGGGCGCTGGCGGCTTTCCGGCCTGCTGCGCGCCCTTTGCGGCACGGAGGACGCGATGGCCGCGGGCCATGCGGCAGGCGCGCGGGCGGTGGTGCTCGACGATGCCGTGCGCCCGCTCGGGCTGGACGTGGAGGAGGTGGGGCGGCTTTCCAACTGGCGTGTCGACGCGATCGGATCGCCGCCGGGGCAGGCCGGCCCCTTCGCCTTTGCCGGCGGGGAGCGGGCGCTGACGCCGCTTGCGCCGGTGCATCTGCGCGCCCGGCGGCGCGAGGACGGCGCCATCCTCCTCACATGGATCCGCCGCGGGCGGATCGATTCGGACAGCTGGCTTGCCAGCGACATCCCGCTCGACGAGCCGGTCGAGGCCTATCGGCTGGATATCCTGTCGGGCGGAGCGGCGGTGCGCACCGTCGAAACAACAAGCCCCTTTCATGTCTACGCGGCAGCCGAGGAACTGGCCGATTTCGGCGCCGCGCAGGCGGCCCTCTCCATCCGCGTGCGCCAGCTCGGCCGCGCGATCCCTCTCGGCCTGCCGGCCGAGGCCACCCTTCTTCTCTAGGAAAGGAAGACAGATGACCGACGTGAAAGCATGGTACCGGTCCCGCACCGTCTGGGGCGCCCTCATCGCCATCCTCGCCTCGCTCGCCAAGGTGGCGGGCTTCGAACTGTCGGCGGGCGACGAGGGCGAGCTTGCCGACCTCGCCGTCGCGGCGGTGGGCACGGCCGGCGGGCTCATCGCCCTGTTCGGGCGCATTTCGGCGCGCCACCGGGTGATGTGACTTCGACCGGTGCGTGCATTCCTTGAATCGGAATGCCCGCTTGCTCCCGTAATCCGTTGAAACTTCATCGGGATCGGACCGCCGGTTGTTTTGTCGGCCGACCGGCGGCCGCATTCATTTGCCATTCAGCGTGGATCGTTTATTGCTTGCATCAGAATGATCCGCACCTGAAAGTACGTTTATGGCCTCGCCAATTCTCATATCCGCGCTCGCGGCCAGCCTGATGCTTCCGGCTCCCATCGAGATGGGTGCTGCACGGAACGTCGTCGAGGCGGGCGGCGATTGCAGCGATGCGGCGCAGCGGGTGGTGGCCCAGACCGACGGCGAGCTTCTGTCCGCCAAGCCCGACGGCGACAGCTGCGTGGTGACGGTGCTGGTGCCCGGCAAGGGCAATGCGCGGCCGCGCAAGGTGACAGTGCGCGTGCCGATGTAA